TCAGCACCTGAATGTGTCGTCGATACTCGTCTTCGTTCTCCTTATTATCATGGATAGCGAACTCAAGCATTCGACAATCGTCTCGACAGATATATAGGATACTTCCCTGTGGAACTTTGTATCCCTTCACGTAATGATAGGCTTGCATTCGGTGGATTGCAATAGGACGCATTGCCTTTTCAATCTTCTCGAACATGTACCCAGAAACAGACTTAACTTCGATAGGCTTTTCAGCCAATCCCTCTGGGTAACTCTCTTTCAGGTGCTTAATGATAGCTTTGAAAGTGACGTGGAACATAGGTGGAAGGTCTAGAATGGTATTAATCTTTTCTAGATCAGCCTCGGCCTCAGTCTCATCAATCATACCTCCAGCAATGAAGTCAGCTTTCCCACTGACAGCCAAGAGGTTGTCCTGAAGGTTAAACTTAGTTCTACCTTGAGTTTCTTTCAATACTCCAGCTCGTTTTAGAGCCATTCCTACTACCCACTCAAACAGGTTTCCTGCTTCGAACTTTCGTCTTGAACGAATGTTAGGTGGGTTTGTTTCTTTCTCTCCCATCATACGCAAGTAAACGTCGATAGGAGCCTTTCCTAACTCTGAAGCCCATAGGTAATCACGGGGTTCTGGTTCTCGATCTACACCTGAGGCCAGCGCCTTGTTCCATATCTCCGATACAGTCCAAGCAAAATTTGGTTTCTTTTCCATTTGGTTATTAATTAGTTACTAACACAATGAGTTTACAGCATAAACTTTAATTTGTAAAGCTACCTGTGGAAAACTTTTCTACTTTGAACTCTCTTTTGTTATCGTCGTACCCCCATAATTCACTCTCAATAAAACAACTGTGTTTCTTAAAGAAACTCAATATTTTCTTACGACGAGCGGACATGTTGCCCTTGGAAGTGAACTGTATCCAGCGAACATGTGTACCCTTGATAGCCAACACATCAAAGATACCAAACACGTCTTGACTCTGGTTCATATAGCCCCCCCTGGCAGGAGCCCAACAATAATATCCCTCTCCCTCGAGGACCTTATAGCAATTAGATTTTATGGTTTTTTCTCTGACCATTAGACAAACTTTTTAAACTTTTCAAACTTGGATAGTTCCCCATTACTACGCTCTCTCATTATGGCATTTAACCTTGAGCGAAAATCCTTTCGATCAGCCAACATGTGGCAAGCGTGGCAAACAGGGAGGATTGCCCAAAGCAGATTCACTTGGCGTCCTCCATATATAAGATTGTGGTGCATCTCTACTGGAGTGGCGCAACAAAGACAACACTTCTTATAGAAGGGGTCAATATCGAATTGCTTTTTTATATCATTCGGAATCGCCATCGACAAAAAGATTTCGATAATGGATAGACACACATTTCCAAAGCATAAAATCCTTTTTTTCTCTCGAGTACTGCATCAAGAACTCTAGATAAGTCCGGCTCTTTATGTTGGTGATGCGTTTGCCGATGTTTTTACCAAACGGCATTACGTACTTACGAGGGTCTAGCTTTTCTTCTCCCACGATAACCAGAGGATCGTTGGGGTCATGCAGAACAATGATATCTGACTTGGCCCCACGGGAGAACCACATATCATCATAGGTAGCATTTTTACCGTAATAGGTATTCATGTGTTTATGTTAAAAAGAAACCTCCCCAAATTAGTAATCCGACTAACAGCGAGTTTGAAATAAGAGTAGATAAAAAACTATAATCCCCTTCTTTAGGTTGCCCTGTTATGTTGGCTACAACCAGCAGTCGTAAGGCGATTATAACTATCATTATTATTCAGCTAGCATTTTTTCACCGCAGTCCTTACAAACGGTAATCTTATAAGTATTGTCGTGAGAACAGACTGGCTTTCCACGCTGAGTCAATTCTCGGGTGACATCTTTTTGGGACATCAAGGTACCTTTAGCAATCCAGTCGTTCACCTCTTCTACCTCAGCATCATTTGGCAAAATTTTACCAATTTCATAGAGGGTAGCCCAGGATCGGACAGCAATAAGCTTCTCTGGGGCTATCTTATACTTGATAATGAAGCGCTCATGTATTTGTATAAGCTTAGAAGCGGTAGACTTGGATGTTTTTGTATCTAGCAAGAAATCGTCAAAACTTTCGTACTGCCCTAGAAAAAGCTTTTCGTCCCGAATGTTCTTAAGCAATTCTCCCATCCGTAGGAAGGCTCCCTCAACATGTTCTTTGATGGCAACATATTCCTGAATATCATTTTTTTCTGTCGTCTTTTTTGGGGTGTTCATAAATAAAAGATTGTTTTATTATTTTATAAGTTACTGGATGGTCGTGGAACCGTGGCAGGTCGACCTCCTTTTTGCATTTTTGACAATACCAACCTCCCCGGAGTAAATATGGGACAGAAGGTTGTTCATCCATAATCAATCCCAGTCGTCTTCGTCAGAATTAGTCTGACTTTTCTGATAATCTCCCTGTTCCTCTTGGACAACCTCCTCATACAGAAGGCCATTGTCATATCGACATTTAAACCTTTTGAGAGAACCAGTGGACCTATTCTTTAGCATCTTAACCCAAGTGAATGGAGAATACACATCGAGCACCGTCCCAAAGTTATTCAAATTCTTCGAGTCCTCTCGAGTTACAGCAACAGCTAGGTCTGCTTCCTGAAGAATACCGCTGGAATCTTTAATGTCATCCATTTCAGGTTCCCTTTTTCCTCGGGGAAGTTTTTTAAGATGCCACATCAGGACTATAATCATTCCCTCTTGGAGAGCAATAGTCTTGAGATCTCGACAAATCATAGTATAGACAGTCGCGAGATTTTGATTAAGACCGTTTACGTTACCGCCATCGTATTCACTCACGAGGAAACCAAGGTGGTCAATGTATACGACTTTACATTTATGTATGTCTCGGGCTTCAATTATCTTCTTCTTAAGCCACGGCAACTTTCGGGACACGTAAGACTCCGGAGTGTAGATAGCGGAGGTATCCTCCATTCCCATTTCTTCGAACTTTTCCCACATATCAGCGATAGTAAGCTCAAAGGTGAACCAAACGGAGGGCACATTTTCACCGAGCATATTTTTGGTCAGTGACCGAGACCAAGTTGTTTTACCGTGTCCAGTTTGGCCAACAACAATAATTAAGTTTCCAGACCTTATCCCACCTTTTGTATTATCGTCGACGGTCTTGAATCCCGTCGGATAGGCCACTGAGAGGTCCTGTGAGAACTTCTTTGCCGCATCTGACATCAATATAACAGGAACATCATCAGTGACCTCTCCTTGGCGTTTTCTGACCTCTCGTGAGGTTATAGAGTTGAAGACGGCACGTAGTTCTGTCTCTGGTAGAGGTGGAGAGTTCTGTTTGTTCCAGCCGAGCATGGTGTACCATACGGCAGATTCCCAATCCTTAGGGTCAAAGGACTTAATCAGCTTCCCACAGTATTCCGCAGCAGTCTGATTTCTGGAACCCTTAGCTGCACCTTTGGCAATCTCTCCCCAATCTTTTGGAGCTTTATTGAAATCTAAATCTATCTTAAATGTTTCAACAGGAAACGGCTGAGGTTCTTCATCCAATACCCATTCATACGACCCATTCTCTCCCACACTCGGAGGAGCGATAACATACCCACCGTCTGATCGAATATCTACCCCCTGTCTAATATTTGCTTTATTTGGCAGCCCGGGGAGATATCGGTAATAATAATGCCAACCGCCAGACTGCGTCTTCGAAATCATAGTTGGAGGCAATCCATCTGTTTTTCCTCCGTGGTACGTGTCTACATCTACAACTGAAAGATTAGATATCTTTCCAGTAACTATCCCTATTCCAGAAGCACTACTTCCTTCCCCAAACCACCTCTTAAGTTCCTCATCGGTGGCTCTCTTATTTTGGAACTCCTGCCACTTAACTAATGGTTTTTTATCCTTACCAACTGGAATTACAGAACACCCTTTCTCAATATATGATTTTGCGTGTTTGTACAAATCCATATTATTTTAATAAGTTTTCCAAAGTGTAAATCCAATCCTCATCCCCATCTGGAGTTTTCTTTTTTTCCTTTAGAAGCCA